AAACCTGTAGCAAGAACTGTAGTTTTTGCTGATGGTTATCAACATAGGATTACTTTTGGTTTACCTCAACATCAAAATGCAAAAGAATTTAACTTTACATGGCAAAATTTATCAGAAACAGACTCAGATACTATAGAAACCTTCCTTGATGCTAGAGCTAACGATCAAGCAAGCTTTGATTATCAACCAGCAAGAGAAGCATCATCTATGAAGTTTGTTTGTAGAAAATGGAGTAAGTCTATGGATTATTCAAACCTTGCTACTATAAATGCAACATTTGAGGAGGTCTTTGAACCATGAGTACTGCTTCTATAATTACTGATTTACAAAAGATTAATCCTTCTTCAATTATAGAATTATTTAGTATCACAACTGAAGCTGCATTGCATGGATCAGCAACTACTTATAGATTCCATGCTGGTACAAATAGAGTAGGTAATGGAGATATTATCTGGGCTGGTGACACTTATGTAAAAATGCCAATACAAGCAGAAGGTTTTGCTTTTCAAAGAGGTCAGTTGCCTAGACCTACTTTAACTATTAGTAATGCTCTTGGAACTATTACAGCGATTTTATTAAATGTAAACTCTGTTACTACAGGTAATGATTTAACAGGTGCAACAGTTACAAGAATTAGAACTTTAGCTAGATATTTAGATTCAGTAAATTTCCCGGGTAATACAAATCCATACGGCACACCAGATCCTACAGCAGAGTTCCCAAAAGAAATATATAAGATAGATCGTAAAGCAACAGAAAACAGAGATGTCGTAAGGTTTGAACTTGCAGCAGTTTTTGATTTAGCTGGTATTCGTGCGCCAAAAAGACAATGCACTAGAACAGAATTTCCATCTATCGGTACTTTCATAGCATGAGTTGGAAAGAAGAGGCACTTGTTCATGCGAAAGACCAAGATCCTAAAGAGTCTTGTGGTTTGTTATTAAATATACGAGGAAAAGAAAAATATTTTCCTTGCCGTAATTTATCAATGACAGCCCATCAATGTTTTATTATTGATCCAGAAGATTATGTAAAGGCAGATAATACAGGTCAAATTACAGCAGTAATTCATAGTCATCCTGTAACACCTGCAACCGCAAGTGAAGCAGATAAAATTAGTTGTGAGCAAAGTAAATTACCTTGGCATATTGTTAATCCAAAAACTGAGACTTGGGGTTATTATGAACCATGTGGATACAAACCAAAGCTTCTTGGAAGACCTTGGGTTTGGGGTGTTACAGATTGTTGGTCTTTAGTTCGTGACTATTATAAACAAGAAAAAAATATAGAATTAATAGATTATGAAAGACCTATAACACCGCAAGAATTTAACGAGAAGCCATTATTTGAGCAATATGCAGAATTGACAGGGTTTACAGAACTAAAACCTGATGAGAAACTAAAAACAGGTGATGTTCTTTTAATGAGTATCTTAAATCCATCATTAAATCATGTAGCAATCTATCTAGGAGATAATGTCTTACATCATTTGACAGATAGACTGTCTTGTAAAGAGCCATATTCTTCTTGGTTATTAAAATGTACAGGTAAGAGGTATCGTTATGTTGCGTAAAATAAAATTATATGGAGAACTTGCTGAGTTTATTGGTCATAAAGAATTTGAAATACAGGTAGATAGTCTTGCTAAAGCAGTAAGTTTTCTTATTAATAATTTTCCGCAAGTAGAAAAATATATGAATCCTCAATATTATCAGGTAAAAGTTGGCAATTATGCTGTCAACGAAGAAGAAATACATCACCCAATAGGACAGGAGGATATACATATTGTTCCTGTTATTAGTGGTGCTGGTAGTGGCACAGGGAAAGTTTTATTAGGTGCTGCCCTTATTGCTGGTGCGTTTTTAGCTCCGGGTTCAAATCTGGTCTTTGGAAAAGCTTTCTTTGGTGGAGTTGGAGTTGAAGGGTCTTTAGCTGCTGCTGGATTAATTACAAAAGCAGCCGTTGGTGTTGGAAGTCTTTTAGTTTTGTCTGGAGTAAGTGAAATGTTATTCCCTTTGCCAAAGCCAGAAGAGTTTAAATCAGAGCAAGATCCACAGTTATCATTCAGTTTTTCTGGAACTCAAAACACATCGAGAGCCGGAACTCCAGTACCTATAGTGTATGGAGAAATAGTTACAGGATCAGTTGTTATAAGTGGAGCAGTTGATACTCAACAGGTACAAGCATGACAGGTAAAATTATTAGAGGTAGTGGTGGTAATCCTTCTCCTCCTACCCCTCCACAACCAACTCGTGCACCTGATACTTTACATAGTAGGCAGTTTGCCACTTTCCTTGATCTTATTTCTGAGGGAGAGATCGAAGGTTTTGCTTCTGCGTCAAAAGAAGGTAGGACTCAAGGAACTACTGCATATAATAATGCTGCATTGAAAGATGTATTTTTAAATGATACTCCTGTTTTGAAAGCATCTGCTGATTCAACTGATCCAGCTACAACTGATTTTAACTTTCAAGACGTAACATTTAATCCTAGATTTGGAACATCAGGTCAGACAAAAGTAGAAGGTATTGAAAGTAGTTCTTCCACTACAGCAGTTGGAGTTGTTGTGACTCAATCTTCTCCTGTTACTAGGCAGATAACAAATTCAAATGTTGATGCCGTAAACGTAACTATAACTTTTCCACAATTACAAAGAGCAACAGATCAGGGAGATTTATTAGGTTCTTCTGTTCAATTAAAAATAGCGGTTCAATATAATTCTGGTGGCTTCACTGATGTCATTGATGACACTATTACAGGTAGAAGTGCTGATGCTTACCAAAGAGATTATAGAGTAAATCTTACAGGTGCTTTTCCTGTTGATATAAGAGTTACAAGGGTAACAGCAGATAGTTCAACCTCAAACCTTATAGATGCGTTTAGATGGACAAGTTTTGGAGAGATAATTGATGATGCTAACACTTATGCTAATAGTGCTTATGCTTCTCTCAGATTGGACTCTATGCAGTTTCAATCAATACCTACAAGAAAGTATCGTATCAGAGGAATAAAAGTAAGAATCCCCGGCGCAGGTGCTAGTGGTTCTGGTACTCCAAGTATTGATTCCGCTACTGGTCGGATTATTTATCCTGATGGATATATTTTTAATGGTGTTATGGGTGCTGCTCAATGGTGTTCATGCCCTGCCATGATACTGCTTGATTTGCTTACAGATACTAGGTATGGGTTTGGCAATCATATAACAGATAGTTCTCTTGATTTATTCTCTTTTGTTACTGCAAGTAAGTTTGCAAATACATTGGTATCAAATGGTTTAGGCGGTCAGGAAGCCAGATTTAGTTGCAATGTCAATATTCAATCATCAAGTGAAGCATTTGATCTGATAAATGAATTAGCTGGTGTTATGAGATGTATGCCAATATGGTCTGCTGGTAGTATTCAACTTGCTCAAGATAGTCCAAAAGATGCAACTTATTTATTTAATTTATCTAACGTAACAGAAGAAGGTTTTACTTATCAGGGAAGTGGTTTAAAAACACGCAATACAGTCATTTCTGTTTCTTACTTCAATATGGATAGTAGAGAGATAGATTATGAGGTTTATGAAGATACCGCTTCGATAGCCAAGCTAGGGGTAATTATTAAACAGGTTAAAGGATTTGCGTGTACTAGCCGAGGCCAAGCACGAAGACTTGCAAAGGCTATACTTTTTGCTGAACAAAATGAATCTGAGACTTGTACATTTGCAACTTCAATAGATTCTGGAGTTGTAGTAAGACCGGGTGCTGTTATAGAAATAGCTGATCCTGTTCGTTCTGGTGTTCGGAGGGGAGGAAGAGTAAGTGCTGCAACAACGACACAAATAACTGTTGATGATACTGCATCAACAGACTTAGCTACATCTAATAATGCAAAATTAAGTGTAGTTTTGCCAAATGGAAGCGTAGAACAGAGAGATATTTCTTCCATATCTAACGGAGTAATTACAGTTAGTTCTGCTTATTCTCAAACTCCAAATGTCAATACGGTTTGGTTGCTTACAAATGATACAGTTCAATCTCAAAAATTTAGGGTAATAACAGTCGAGGAATCTGATGGTATAAATTATGCGATTACCGCTTTATCTTATGTAGATGCTAAATATGCTTTTATT